AGATAAATATATAACAGTAAATAAAGATGGTCAAATAGTAGATAACAATGGCAAAAACTTTAACCTTATGGCTGCTAAGGAAAAAACTTGGGAGATATACAAAGAACCAAAAAAAGAGGCAACCATTGCAGATAATACAGAAGTTCTAAAAATGCTAGAAAAGCTTATGGATGAGGTTAAAGAGCTTAAAAAAGCAAAAGGAAACGATGTTGTTTGTGATATAGATAGCTATGATATAGCATCAATAGTAGCAGATGAAGTAGAAACAACAATAAAACAGACAATAAAAGATAATGTTCCTCAAGAGGAAAAAACACATGATGATATTGTCAAAATATTTTATGGTGTAAGCTCTTTAAAAGAGGTTAGAGAACTGTTTAAACAAGATTTGCTCAAATGCGAAGATAAAAGAGATGTTGCACTAACTGTTACTAAGTATATACCGTATTGCTGGATGGGAGCAAGAAGTATTAAAACAGTAGCTAGATATTACACAGATATGAGAAATGTAATAAAAGATGTAAACGATCAGTTCCAGGACTATGCTCTTGAGCTATTTTCTGTACCTAGCGATGTTTATGAGAGAATTAAACAAGCAGATACAAAAAAGGTACTAGATAAACTTGAGGGGGATAAAGAAACTTTTGAAGTTGAAAAAATAGAATCAACAATATCTGACTTAAAACAAAAAGTTAAGAAAGCACTTCAATTAAACGAAGATGTAAGCATTGAAGAGTGGAAAGCAAATGGATTGCCTATTGCAAAGCAACAAACAGTAGATCGTGCTAGAGCATACTTATTCGCTGCATATATAGCAATGGTAACAGGTCGCAGAATCACAGAAATACTAAAAACTCTTGAGCTAATAAAAAAAGAGGATGGATGGTATTACAAAGGCATAATGAAAAAAGGTTCTGAGGGTGTAGAAATTAAAGCTTATAGCTTAGATGATGATTATGAACTACTATCAAAGCTACTAAAACAGCTTAGAAGAGATCTTGACACTTCAAAAATGACAAACCAAGAAGTAAATAGCAAATACAATCACATATTTAACAGATCGCTTAAAAACATTACAGGTACTAAATATACTTATCATGACTTGAGAGAGATTTTTGCCGAGATGGCTTATATGAAATATGGTAAGAAAAATGGTTCTGATAGAGAGAAAGAAAATTTTATCTCAGATATACTAGGGCACGAAATAAACAAAGATAGATTAGTGGCTGCTAATCACTACATGACTAAAGAGGGTAAATAAATGAGAATTTCAGTTATTACAACAGATGGTGGAGCTGGTAAAACAGCTATCGCCTTTGCACTTGCTAAAGAACTTGATTATTATTTGCTTAGCAATGATGATAGTGTTATTGAAAAGATATATCCAAACATGGCACGAATTACAAAAGATTTACCAATTATAGATGATGTTGTGTACGACTTTGGTGGATTTGTTGATGCTGGTGTTCTTGATATTATAAAAAACAGCGATATTGTTATCGTTCCATGTATAAATGATCTAAACTCAAAAATGAAAGCGATAAAAACAATTAGTGAACTACAAAAATACAACAACCGTTTTCTTGTTGTTGGAACTAGATTGGAAAATCAAAAAGAGTTTGAAGAGATAGAAAATGATATTAGAGAATATTTTAAAAATATCCCTGTACTACCTCTAAGAAAAACAAAAATGCTAAAAAATGGTTTAGAATATGGCATGAGCCCTCTCGAGCTCGTTGCAGAGAGTAAACAAATAGCTTATGCTGGTAGAAATTTTATACCTGAGTACAAAGAGATTTTGAGATTTGTATTAAATGATGAAGAGTTTTTTAATACTCTACTAGAAGAAAAATCAACAGGAGTTAAAAAATGATAAAAAAACAAAAGCCAAAACCAACACTAGATGAGTTAATACCTAAAGAAGATGTAAAACAAAGCTTTGAGGATGCAGACAAAAAAGAAGCAGAATACAAAGAGCTAAAAGAGATTGTTGCAACTGCTGCAAATGGAAAAAAAGCAGGTCGCCCATTACAGGGGAAAAGTAAAACAAGACACAAAATAACTTTTTATATAAACGATGAGCAGCTAGATTATTTAGAAAGCTTAACCAATAGAAAGGAGAGAACACCTCATGCAGTAGCTAAAAAACTATTTCTAGCTCACTATGAGCTACACAGCAAATAAGTTACTTGAAAAAGTAAACAGTCGCTCGTAAGAGCCAACCGTTTACGGATACTAAAAAAACTTTGGTCGGTCATTTAGTATCCGTATTATATCAAATAATATGGAGTTTTAAAATGAGTTATAAAAAAATGAGAGAAATTACAAAATTAGCAGAGAAACAAGGTGTTGAATTAAAAACTATCGCAGACTTTGTAACATTTGCAAATGAAAATAAATTGTATAATAAAAACACTCAGAGATGAGAATTTAAAAAGGAGGAAACATTATGATAATAGCTAGATTAGAAAGTACAAAAGAGTTATCTTGTATTTTAGAAAAGTTAGAAGGTCTAAACTATATTACAATTGCATACGATGAAAAAAGTGGTTTTGTATATAACAGTAAAAATACTCATTCAAATTTAACGAATGATATTCGCTCTGCAAAAACAGCTTGTAAATTTACAACAAGCATAAAAGTACAATATGGAACAAACCAAAGTACAATATAAAATATGCTACAATTGCATTAGTGGAATGAGAGCTAAAAGCTCCCACTCTTTGGTTTTTAATATAATGGTGGTGCGAACACCATTAAAACCACTAATGCAAGTACGATGTACATTGTGAGGACTCCTTTCAGAGGATTACCCTCACACCTCTTTCCCTTAAAACACCCTATCGCACTAAGAAGTATCACAATTTGTAGCAATGGAATTATACTCTAATAATTAATAAAATAAATAGTATAATTTTATCGCACCCAATTTATTGGGAATCTGGAAGCATGGTGGAATTGGTATACACAACTCGTTGCCAACGAGTCGCTCTTAGAGATTGGGGGTTCGAATCCCCCTGCTTAATTCAATAATTCATTATAAACAGCTCCCTAACCTCTTTTTTCTTCTTATGCACATTTGAACCAAGAGTATAATTAAGCTTATCACTTTCAATTATTCGAAAATCGGCATATAAATCACGAACAAACGGACAATCATTGTAAGATAATAGAAACTTACCCTTAATCACTTTTAAAGTCATATAGAGCCTCCTATGGTCATCTATATCAAAAGTTTTTTTATTCTTATAGTAAGACTCTGTTCCAACATACGGAGGATCACAATAAAAAAATGATTCCTCTTTGTCATAATTCTCTATAAGCTTTTGAAAATCCATGTTTTCAATAGTGACCAGCTTGAGCCTTTGAGACCATTTATAAAAATCTCTATATATATTTTTTGGTTTACGACTTTTAGCACTCATAGCAAAATTCTCACCTTTTGCACCAAAACTCATTTGTAACTTATAAAAAAAGAATGCTGCTTGTTCTATCTTGTCTCGAGGTTTTAATTCCTTTTTCTTAATATCGTTAAATATCTCTCGACTTATAAAAAGCTCATTTAAGTAGTGCTGCAATTTAGTAGGATTGTTTCTTATGGAGCGATGAAGATTTATGAGATCACTATTAAAATCATTTGCTACCTCTCTATATTTGCTATTTGTAGGTACTTCCTTTGCATATAAAACATTTAATGCACCTCCAAACACTTCAACATATAATAAATGATCATTAGGTATTAAAGAAACTATTTGTTTCGCAAGTCTTGATTTTCCACCTATCCAACCATGTGGTGGTTTTAAAGTTGTAGTTTTCATTATAAAGCCCTCAATGTATATTAATTTTATACATAGTTTAATTATGTATAAGATATTATTCCAGCTCAGAGAGTGGGGGCTTCAATTCGCACTCTCTGTCTTAGCAACTATTTTCTAAACCAATTAAACCTCCAGCAACTCAAAATGAGGGAGATCATCGAACGATTGATCAAAAAAATCTCTATCGCTATCCCAATCACCACCCCACCTGAGTTTATGTGAGATTTTTCCATTATCTAGTAACTTTTTACTAACTTGCAGCATTACACCTGCTAAAAGATAAAATCTAGCCTTAGATTTTGCTTTTTGTTTAAAATCTATCGGATAAGGTGCAATATCAACTGCTTTACTAGGGTAAGATTGATGTTTTGATTTCCTTTTTATACCATCTAACTTACTACGACCTTGCCTAAAATACTTTTGTTGTTTTGCAACACTTCTATGCCCTTCCAAAACTGAAAAATCTAGTGTCTTTATAGCTTCTGCACATATAACTTGCAAATCTTTATGACAACTATTTAACCTGCTTTGTGATCTCTTCGAAAATTTAGCCATTATTCACCACCAACATTCTACTAAGTACCCACTTACTGTGAAGTACTCGCACCCTCTTCTTTTTTTTTAGCTAAAACCTCTTTTACACCTGAACGAACTTTATCATACTGCACTAAAACCGTATCTACATTCTCTAGTGTTCCATTTGCTGGAAGAGGTAGCTCTATATAAGCAGTTCTTGCACTTTTATAAATAACTTTACCAACTGCATAAGGCTTATCAGTTACACATCCACTAAATAGTAATACACCTATTAAAAGAAATAAGTTTTTCATTTATTTTCTCCATTTAATTTTCTCCATTCATTCCAGGCTTTCCAGCCACCAAGTGCTAAACCAATTCGCACAGATTTTCTTCTCCAAAGACTAACACCAAGAGATTTCATTGCCTCTTCTAGTATTGCATCTGTTTCGCCTCTACTAAACATTCCAACTTGATATAAATAATCATGGAGAATATAGGCAAACATTGCTTTTCCGTCTTTTGGGAAAATCCCCTGCAAAGCTTGAGGAATACTTCCTAAATCTGTTTTAATCTCACTAGGGACTAAAAGCATCTGCTTTCGTGGCTTCTCTGTTAAATAAACAAGTTCACTCTTTAATGTTCTAATATCTCCACTTTGTGGAACACTTAACAAAACCTCTTTAGTTCTAAAACCTGCCTTCACTCTCCATCCTTTCATTTAGTTTTCTATCTCAACATCTACAATCCAACCATTTTTAATGGTATATCTATGTGTGCAGCTAACTACACTATAAACTCCATCATCTTCGTTGTTATATGTATTTACAAGCTCTACTTTTGTACCTGCATAAATCTCTCTACCTTTTAGAGAAAGAGATCCACTAACAGTTCCCTTGTTTATACTTTTTAACTTTGCTTTCGCTTTTGCTAAAGCATCATTCTCATCAATGTAAGAACCATCAATTTTTAGTACAGGTGAACCATCTCCAAAAGTAACTTTTTTAATCTTTCCACTATCAATATCATGCCAACTCGCTTCACATGATTTATAGTAAGTTTTAGTAGAATGTTTTATAGAAGATGATTTACACTTACTTACATCTATTTTTGTTACAGGAAGAGATCCATCATCTTTATCTACAAAATAGATGTAATCATTTTTGATTGAAAACAAACAATTATAAGTTTGTGCCAATCGGTTAAGAAAATTTATATCGCTCTCATTTGTTTGATTGAGAGATTTTATATCAACATCATCTGTTTGAAATTTAACCTTATGCCCCAATCTATCTGCCACAATCTGAACTATTGATGATAATTTAGTACCCTGATAATGATTAGAAAGCTTTATCTTCTGTTTGTCATTAAATTCTACACCTGTAGCAGTAAAACTCAAAAGTTTTACATCCTTTCTAACCACAGTTTGAACATGAAACAAACCACAGTTTAAAGATTCCAGCTCATTACCATCTTTAAATGTTTTAAATATAAGCTCAAGCTTTGCACTTGGTTTTGGTTTTGGAAAATTTGGCATAACACTCAAAGTTACCTTGTCACTTTTTACTCCAGCTGCATCATTAAAACTAAGACTTAAAACATCTTCTATTTTTACATTAACACCATCTATTGTAAGTTCTATAACATCATTTACCATAGTGGACCTCTTTCATTTTTAGTTTCTTTCACTACCTCTTCTGTAAAATCTGGGAGATCTATATCTAAACCAGCTTTTAAATCTAAAGGAAGATTAAACAAAAAAGTATTTAAGCTCAAAACATCATTAAGATGATTCAAATTTCCATAATGCTCAAGAACAATCAAATCAATGCGATCACCATCTTTTGTTCTATACAAGCTCATCATAAACCTCTTTTAGAGTAAGAGAATACTCTTGCACAGTAAAATCCCCATTATCAATAAAGTGAGTTTGAGTAACACCTAATGATGTGATAACAATCTCATAGCTATCTCTTAATGTTGTAAACTCCAAAGGTTCACGATTCTCTGCATAATCCTCTAATACTTTAAGTGCATCTTGTGGTTGTACAACCAAAACACCACTAAGTGCAATGGTTCGCTCAAAGCCACCACTATCACTTAGCCTCTCTTGTCCTCTTACAGGCTTATAGCTTCCAAATGTTACTTTAAGTGTTTTAGATAGTTTTTGATAGTCATTTTTATTCATGTAAAATTTAAAATCACCTATCTTTCCCATATCCATGCCACTTATTAAATCATTTAAAAGAGCCATTTAGTACCTCGCATAAATCCCTCTTTTATGAAGATTCGCATCTTTACTAAGCTCTAACAAATAAGCTTTCCTTCCTTTGTCTATAAGATTGTTTGGATAATAAACTGCCAAACCTTGACGAACAAGAGAAAAGTTAAGAGTGTCAATCCAAACAAGTTCTCTTCCATACTTATCTTTACCATAGGAATGATATTTAACTGTTTTATGTAAATATCTTTTCGTTACATAGTCTTTTGCTTTAAACCCAAAATAAAGCACTTTTTTAACTGTATTTTTACTCTTGTAATGAAGTTTTTTTAATGTTTCTAACTGCATAAACACCCTATGATTAACTTTTGTTTCAAAAGTATCTATTCCAACCAAACGAACTTTAAAAGGTTTTTCATTCCCTTTTTGTAACCATAAGGTGTCACCATCACTTACATATTTAACCTTTGCAATTTCCCACTCATTTGCAAAAACAACTGAAACCATAAACACCAAAATAAAAAATATTTTTTTCATCAATCTACTCTCCTAAGTTCATCTCTATTTTTATTGTAATTAATACCATTTCCACAACTACCTGAAAAAACTATCTCACTACAATCAATCACATCAAAATCGCAGCACATATAACAAGTTATGCTGTCATCATCCTCTTTCTTGTAAAGATAAGAATTACTCTCATCTGCCAAATGAGCTTTTAATTCACTCACCTCTAAAACTGCTTTTGATATTTTCACTTTTTAACTCCTTTTTTAAGATACATCTTGCATTTGCAAGTGTTGCTCTTCCTCTGCTAACTCTCTTTGAGCTCGAGAGATTTTCTCTTTTAAATCCTCATAATCAACTTGACCATTTTCTGCTGCATGAACAGTTATATGATTTGTAATAGTTTGCTGCACTCCTTGTATTGTAGAATTATTTCTCTCTTGCATAAGTGTTTGTTTCTCTTGTATTACTCTATTTGTAACTTCACTAACTCGAGGTAATGGAACTTCTTTTATAGCTCTATCTTTTAAAAGAGTAGATCTTAAAGTTACATTGTTTGCAGGTTGAATAACTCCTGCATGAACAGTTTTGTTTTGTCCTGGTACTATTGTGCTTTTTGTATCTGATTTAAAATGAAAGAACTCCTTAACACTAGCGAAGAAACTACTCTCTTTCTTTTCTGTTTTGCTTGAGATATTATTTGCAGGTTGTAGTACATTTGCATGAATTGTTTTCTCTTTTTTCTCTTTATCATCTCCAAAGCCAAAAAAACTAGATATTGAATCTTTTATCTTCATTACTTTTAAGAACTTGCTCTCTATCCACTCAAAAACACCAACGAAAGGTTTTTTTATACTTTGAGATATTGAACTCCAAACAAGACCAGCTTTTGTTTTTATTGTGTCCCAATTTTTATAAAGTGCTACACCAGCAGCAACTAAAGCAGTTACACCTGCAATAACAGCAACTACAGGAAGAGATATAAAACCAATAGCAGCTGCTACACCACTTGCAACAATGCCAAAACCAGCTAAAGCAATACTACCTGCTACAAAAGCAGCACCGAGACCAAAAACCCACTTAGAAGCTTCAGGATATTTTGCAGTAAAATCACTCACTGCACTAGCTGCACTTGTCAATCCATTTGTTACCATTTGAATAGTTGGAAGTAATCCTGTAGTAGCAGATATGCTAAGCCCCTCCATTGCAGAACTCAAAAGTTTAAATTGTCCAGCAGTAGAAGCCAACTGAATATCTGCTATTTTTTGTGCTGTCCCTTTGTAATCATTAACAATTTTTATATAATCTTGTAATTTTCCTTTTCCTGATAATTCAACAAGTTTAGAAGCTCCTGCCATAGGCTCCAAACCAAATATTTTTGACATATATTCTAATTGTTTTGCATTTCCCATTCCTCGAGTTGCTTTAGAAACCTCTGCTAAAATAAGAGGTACACTTTTTAAATTTCCTTTTAAATCTTTTGTTGTCACACCCAAAGCTAACAATGCTTTTTTTGCTTCTGTTGGTGGTGCAGCTAATCGTGTCAACATGCTTTTTAATGTTGTACCTGCCATACTCCCCTGTATTCCTATATTTCCAAGAAGCCCAGCCATCGCAGCAGTTTCCTGTAAACTCATACCAGCAGTTTTTGCAACAGGAGCAACATATTGCATAGTATCACCAAGCATTCGTATATCAACATTTGCAGATGTTATTGTCTTTGCAAGTACATCACTTACATAATTCATTGCAGCCATACCATTTATTGTGCTTTTTGGATCAATACTAAAACCACCCATAATATTAGAAGCTATATCAGAAGTAGTTGCCAAATCAGTAGCACCAGCAGTCGCCAAACTCAAAAGACCAGGAATAGCACTTATTGTTTGTTTTGCATTAAATCCTGCCATTGTTAAAAATTGCATACCCTCAGCAACACTTCCAGCAGACCACTCAGTCGATTTTCCAAGTTGCAATGCCGTAGAATTTAAAGCTTTAAATTCCGAATCAGTAGCACCACTTATAGCTTTAACCCTTGCCATCTTGCTCTCAAAGTCTATACTTGCTTTAAAAGGCAATGTTAAAACACTTGCAACTGTAACACCTGCAACAACTGTAGAAGTAACAGAATGATGTGAAGAATATTTACTCGCTGGTACATTTTTGTTTTGAACTTGAGATCTATAACTATTTACACCAGCTTGTAAATTTTCACTTGCCTTTTTTGTATAAAAAGCAACTTGTTTAGCATCGTGCTCAATTGCAGTCATATCCTTACGAGCTTCTTTTAAAGATGTTCGAGAAGTTTCTATATCTAACTTGATAGGATTAGCACTTATCTTTGCAGTTTGCTTTCTTATATGCCCCAAATGATTATCTAACTGCTTGAGATTTCTGTTAAGAAGAGAAAACTTTGTGCTTTGAAGTAAATTTGCTTTTGTTACCTTTACTGCATAAGTATGAATCCCTTTTACACTCGCTTGTAAAAAATTTGATCCCTTAATTGCTGGATTCCACACCATGTTAAGGCTTACTGCACCGATGCCCATTTCATACCTCTTTTTTTTATTAAATCACTTTATAAAACCTCTAAAAAGAAGCTCTAAAAGTGCTTTAGCAGGAGAATATATCTCCTACTATGCTTTTACATTGTTGAGTGCATCTAAAAGTTTTTTAGATTCAACAAACTTAACATGGTAACCAGCAGGAATTTTACCCTCAAGAAAACCACCTTTACCATCTGGAACTTTGTACGGTCTCTCAGCATGACTATGAACTTCAAGAGTTCCGAAGTCTTGCCATTTGATTGCTTTGTGAGCAACAAGTGCATTAAAACCAAGAGATCTTTGTTTGTCTAAAATCTTATCGATGATAGTTTTAGTAACCTCTACACCCTCTGCTTTTAAAGATGCTGCAATCGCATCAACTTGCTCTTTTAAATTTAAACTATCTAGTGCATTTGCCATAGTTTTTCCTTTTTTGTATTTTTTTGTTTTACAGCTAAGCCAACCTACTCAGGTAGGGAAAATAGTTTTAGCTTTCTCTCATGCTTATCTAAAGCAACCTTGAGATACTCACTCCACTCATTTATGCTCATCTCTTTTTGTTCTTTAACTGTTAGAGAAAAAAACTCATTAACAAGACTATAAGCCTCTAGTCTATCAGCTCTACTTCCACCGAAGCGTATAAAAAATCGTTAAGCACCTCTTGAACAAGTCTTGCATCAGCACGAGAAAGACTTTTTGCATCTTCAACTGTTAAACCACAAGAGATTGCAATTTCATCATAAACCGTAGGAGTACCAACTTTTAGCAGCTGCTCATCATCATAACCATTGAGCTCATGCACTTTTAAAACACTCACTTCTTTAACTTTTCCACGAACTTTTGCTTTCTTTTTATCCCCAAAAGGGTAAGCACGACTTAAAACTACTTCTCTTGTTTCATATAGATTTTCCATAAACTACCTCCTAAACATTATTTGAAAAATTTGGTGCCATTGGCACACCACCAAGAATGATGTTATACGGTTCACGAGTGTAAACAATACCAGGTAATCCATCTACAAGCTCGTTGTACATATCTACACGAAGCTCGAAAGTTCTTTTTGTGGCATCACCCTCTTTTAGCTCTCCACTCATTTTTAAAAGAGTTCCTTGAACTGTAACAAGAAGAGGTTTGTCCTCACCATCTTTACGAGTGTTCCCTTTTAGTACAAAAGGCAATCCACTTGCTATATGTGTTACATACAAAGGATTGAGATCTAAAACTTCAAGTGTCATTTTTGGTTGTTTTACAATCCCTGTACTTTGTTCATTTACAGTTTCAAACTCAAACTCAGGTGGCTTTGTACCATCACCTGTATAGCCGAAAGTATTTTTCCCACCAATCATAATAGAAAGCCCTGTAAGCAGTTGAGCATCTGCTCCTAATCCTTGCTTAGTCATTATTTAACCTCCAAAGTGTAGTAATCATTTGTTGCATAAGGCTGGATAACGATTGAACGAACTCCAACATTGTTACCTGCATCAAAATCCATATATAGGTTTCCTGCTGCAATCTCTTCTGGAGAGTTTTTATCAGACCACCAAACTTTTGCACCAATAGCTGCACCAGCACGAATTGCTCTATTTAAAAATGCTTCGGCATCAGCTTTTGCAAGAACAAGAACTTCTGTCATAGGACGGTGTTTGTGCTTTTTTAGAGATTTTTGAAGATTCTCATTAATCAAATCAAAAAAACGAATCGTCTCAAGCTTGTTGAAACGAGCATCATCACTTGGTGACTCATAGTTATACAAACGGTTCCCATCATCGTTTAGAAGAAGAGCTCCTCCAGCATTTACAAGTGTATTTACCTCGCAAGTGTCTTCACCCTCTTCGTATGTAAGAGGAATCGCAACACCCTCTACATCATAAATGAGTTTATTTGCATGATCAAAACACGGACCAAATTCACCAATCTTTGCATCTTCTTTTGCAATATGCCCTGCAACAATTGCAGAGTTTGGTTTTAAAACACTCTTATTTTCAAATACAGACCAAGTTTTTCTATAAAAAGGAAATGCTAAATATCTTTGTGAACCAAGAGCTTTTAAATGTTTAATCGCATCATTTACATTTGATTCGTGCATATCAACTATTGCTATTGTTTTTGTAGCAGCTGCTAAACTATCAAGTGCATTTCTAACAGTTGTATCATGAGAAAAATATGAAGCGATAGAGATACGAACTTTCTCACTAAACACAACACGAGTTTTTTTCAAATTTCCAATCGCATTGACAATTGCACTTTTAAATTTACTATCACCATAAAAAGATTGAGGAGTTTTACCTTTGTACTCTTTTTTATACTCCACTAGAGAGATAATTACAGGTGATTTAACATTTTGAGCTTGAATATCATAGAGATCTTCTCTGATTGTTCCCTCTGCCTTTTCAAACTCTTTTAATGCTGCCTCTGCATTTGAAAAGCGAAGCATCCCAGCTTGAGATTTATCGCTTAGTTTCTCTTTTACTTCTTTAGACAAAGAATCTAAAGAAGCAGACCCAACAACACCTATAACAGTTGTAGATGTGACAATTGTTGCAGTTGCACTTGCATTTTTAGTTTCTAAAACTTTTATTCCTGGCATAATTCAGCCTCCTATTCAAATAATGCTTTTATATCAGCATCTGTAGCACCTGCACCAAGTGCATAAGCTTTCTCTATGATTGCATTTGCAGTTTCAAACTGTTTTTGCTCAATGATTTTATTTACACTTACTCTAAAAGCTTCAATTTTTGCATTGAAAGATAAAAGAGCATTTTCGTATGCTGCACCTTTTGCAACGATCGCTTTTGCTAAATCCTCTACACTTACACCTTGAATCTCTGCTTCTAATGCAAGAACACTCTCATAACTACCATCAGTTAAGAAAGCTTGTGCCATTTTGAGTTTTTCCTCATAACGAGCAAGTTGCTCAGCAGATACATACCCACCGTTGATGTAAGTTTTTGCTTCAACCGATTTTTTATCGCATAGTGTTTGAAGTTTTGAAAGTGATTCCTCTTTCATCTCTTCTTCACTTAGAGGTTTATCCTCAATTTTTCCATTTACAAACAACTTACCAAGAACTGTATAGTCGATATTTTCAAGAGGAGAAAGAACACAATTTGCATCATCTGTTTTACTATCAACAATACCAACAATCTCTTCGTTATTCTCTCCACCTAATAGAAAGAAAATCCCCTCTGTATCATCCTCTTTGATTTCAGGTTTTACAGGCTCTTCCAAATGAGCAACATCTTTTTTTGAATCATCAACAACTTCTTTAGCTTCTTCAGCAGTTGCAACAATCTCTTCCATCTCTACATTTTCTTCTAAAACTTCATTTTCCATTATTTACTCCATATTGTTAAAAAGTTAAAATAAGCTGCACCACGCTGCTCTGAATTCCTACATTCAACTTTAATTTTTCCATTGTCATTATTTGAAGTTACTCTACAAATAAGAGTGTCATTTTTATCAACATCACCATTAAAATAAATAATTCTAGGTGAAACAACAACTGCTCTTAAATTCCCAATAGAATATCCACTAGGAGGAGAAATAAATCCTGTTCCACCACTTTTGTCTGCTTTTACTGAACCACTGTAAAACTTTACATTTCCACGATGATTCACTTTGTTACCAAAGATATAAGCATCTTTATCATCTTCAATTCTAAACCACTCTTTGCCTTTATCTTCTGGCTCACGGATGTAAAAATTGTCTCCACTAACACCAATCGCAACATCAACACCAGCATCTGTTGAGTCATTAAAATTGATGAAAGGGTTTGATTTGCTCATCAAAATATCACCATAAAAAGTTGCACTTTTGTTTGATGAAATTTTTAAAGCCCATTGACGAAGATTATTCAAAAAGCCGATTTGATTTCCTGTGGTCCAATGAACATAACCACGAGCAGTTTCATTCTCAATAGTACCTTTAATACCACCGTTGCCTTTTCCTGTTCGCAATGTCATATCTGCTTGATTTTGTGGATAGATATGCCATCTGTAACCTGGATTTTTTGAATTGTGCCAATAAAGACCACTAGCAGTTTCTCTAACATTACGAATCCAATTTGTATAATAAAATTCTCTATCAGAATGAATTCCATCACTTTTAAATCTTGCAACCATTCTGTTATTTGCAAAAACTTCCAAATTCCCATCACCATTTTGACGGAACCCTGTATCATTGTCACCAAGAGCTAAACCTTTACCGTTATTCAGATTTCCACTTGGATCTACACCAATACCCATAGAATGAGTAAACTTTTTCTTAGCATCAAAATCTGCTTTAACTTTTGCGATGTTTGGAATGCTTACATCTACAACTTTCCCATGATCATCTAACATTTTCACTTTTACTACTGCTGGTTTCGAATCAAAGTAAATCTTTCCTACATTCTTCACCCAGCTACTAACTACAGTTGTATAACTGTTTATCTTTTGTTGTAAGGCATTTAAATCCATACTATTTTCCTCCAATTTTTTGTTTAATTAAGCCTATCTCTTCGGAATTTTCTAAAATTTCAATTCCTAAAGACAAACTATTTTCTATTACACCTAAGTGTGCATTGTGTACATTCTCCTCTAAAGAAGAGATCGCAGCATTATTTCTCTTTGCATTATCTTTCAGGCTAACAACATCACTACACACCTCCAAAAACTTTTTATCTTTTAAGCCATAATCCTCTGCACTCTCCATAGTTTCAAAACCTAAAGCTAAAGCAGTATCAAGTGCAGCAAGACTTTGCTCCTCTTCACTCCACGAGATATAATCCAAGCTCATAAGATTGTTCGCATTTTGGTACTTGAGTTGTATCTTTATTGTTTGTCTTAAAGATGGAGGGAATGGATAAGGTGGCTTTGCAATCATAAAAAGAGTGCCATCTTCTAAAAAAAGACCTACTGACTTAGTGTAGTGTTTTGCTTCATCAGGCTTCACATCACAAATAAACTCTAAAGTTTCATCATTAATTTTTTGATATTGGTTAATATCTTGTTTCTTCCAACCATGAAAATCTTTAGCACTTACATTTGGATCTATCTTAATCTCTTTATCGCTAAATATAAAATACTTTGGTTGTAGCTTTTTACCTGTTTCACTCGCTTTTATAAAAGCATGAATACCATCTTTAGTTACAATACTGCTCATTTATCTCTCCATCTTAATTTCACAAAACGATTCACAAACACATCCATGATGCGGTAAAAAATCATTTGTAAGTGTTTCTTTGTAACCACCAACCATTGAAACATCAACATCTGCCTCAGCAACACATCCACTAGAGAGAGAAAAATCTTGCTCTTGCACATAACTCATGTGTATGTGTGATAGTTGGCTTCTTACATTCTTGTTTTTTCTCATCTCACGAACTGCTTTATGAACAGTTTTTAAGTTATAAAATCTTGTGTCATCTTTTACATCTATAAAAAGAGAAAAATAACCTTTTTCAAGTTCTTTATCTTCAAACCACTCTATAATCTGTGCATTATCAAAATAAACTCTTGCAGCATCTTCAACAGCTCCAACAGTTCCAAGTAATTTTCTGTTATATGTTTTTAAATAAAGACGAGCCTCATCCTCTTCCATGTTGTCAATATTTGCACCAATCATAAAAGCAATATGAGGCAACAAAGAAGCATCACAAACCATAGGATCAAAACTAATATCACTAAAATCTAAAACAGATTGAGAATCTATGATTTTTGCAAAGTCCTGATCTTGCAATGTGCTGTTTTTTGGTAATAAACTCATAATGAAGCCTCTTTAAATACCAAAGTTAATGATGCAATCTTAATAATCTGTTTATCGCTTACTATCACATCTTTAAAATCTGTATCAACACGATAAACACCATCTATATGGCACTTACGAATAAAATCGCTTCGTACAAAATCTTGACCAATAAAAAAAGAATTACTGAAATTCTCTCTTATAGATTTTTCAATCTCATACTGTTTCAACAAATCAAAAACCTCTATCGTTGCAGATAGTTTAAGTTCTAGTATCTCTGCTGCTTTTACAATAACTCTATCACCAAGAGGGCGAACATATCTCTTATTACAAGCCTCTTCAACTCGTTTAATCATAGAACTATCTACACCACTAAAAGAAGCGATGTAAATATTGACTTCAAGAACTTTCTCATCAAGAACTACTATGTCATCGATTCGACTATCTGCACTTACAGCATGATAAATATAAGCCTCTTTACTACCTGCCGTTGCATATCTATCTTTAGAAGCAATAATTCTTAAACGGTATCTATCATCACTCTCTGCACTTGCACCATGTTTAAAAGCATCTAGCTGTTTTATTTCAAGTGCAAAAGGAAGATCAGTAACTATTTTTTCTGTTTTTACTTCGCTCTCTTCAACAAATTCTTGCAATTCAACTTTTACAATACAGCTCAACATACCAGGAGCAATAGAAACACTCTCTACCACTTTCGCATGGTGTTCTTTTGTTTCATCACTTAAAATAAGTCCAGCTGGTATAACTATTTCACTTTTACTCTCTACTAATAATTTAAACTCAAAGTTTGTATAAGGGTACTCACCTGCATCTCGAAAAACATTTTCACTTGCTCCAAGATTGTCTAAATTTGCACCTGTTGCAGTTGTTAAAAGTAGTTGTTTAACAGTTTCTTTTTTATCTGCCTGATTGTGTAATTGTCTTAAAGTAAGCACTCTAAGTTTTTTCATATATGGATCACTCTCAAGAGGAATCCAATCTTCACCTAGTACATCTTTTGCTAATGCAATATTCTCATTCAACAACTCATCAAAACTTTTTAAACTAAAAACTAAAGGTTCTTGTAGAGAAAGGAGTTCTTTTTCTATTTTTTCATACATTCACAACTCCTCTTATCACATTGTTTTTTATGTAAACAACATAAGAAACTAAACTATTCTGCTCATCTAAAGAACTTATATCAGCACCTTTAAATTTTAATCTCTCATCATGCTTACAGGCATCTTTTAAACATCTACGAAAATCAATCAACCACTCACTATTAAATGGCTTATGTTTTAACTCAAATAGGTTAGTTCCATATTCAGGTTTACCAATAACACTCCCTTTTGGTGTCATAAGAGCATCTTTAAAACTATCTTCAATACTTACAGCATAAAAACCCATCATGAAACCTTGTATGTACCACTTGATGAACCACCTGCTACAACAACTTGAGCATTTTGTGTTATCTCATCAACTACAGCTTTTGCAATAGAAGCTGCTAAACATTTGTTTTGTTTTGTCATAACAAAACCACAATTTTTCATATTAGATTCAATCTTTGCTTTAAGTGAAGATTCACTAATCATTTTGCAGACCTTGTGTTTTTACTTTCATCTAAATGTGGAGAACCTGTAAAAGGGCAAATGCTTTCTGCAGTTATAACACCAGCTCCACCCTTGCCTAAATCTATGCTAGAACTATCAACTACAACATTTTTAGCTTTAATATTTGCATCGCTGCACTCTATGTCGATATTTTTATCACTCACAACCTTTACAGGCTTATTTGTTATAATGTTTATTGAGCACGGAGTGTTAAGGCTAATCTCTTTAGCCTGTACATCATGTAAAAAAGTAGTACCATCTTCAAAAACTCCAACATAAGTATTTTCATTTGCTTCATCAGGAAGTGGAATATCCTTGTAGCTCAAATTTCTATCCACAAAACCGTTCTCATTTTCACCGAATGGATTAAAAACAATAACTTGATCACCAATTCGTACAGGAGTATGTACTCTTAGAAAAGAGGAGGCTTGAGTTTTTACAGGTAGCCAATCAGTAGGTCGTTCCCCAACATTACACTTAACTTCAAGCTTTTTACCTGCTTTATCAGAAGTGTATCTATACTGTATGATTACACCGTATTGGATATTCATTACAAGTTCCTACCGATAATGTAATGCAATTTGTCAAGTTTATTAGAAACATCTACATAACACTTTTTAGTGTTTTCTCTCTCAATGCTTAGTGTGTCTTTTAAAACAGTTAGTATCTCTTCATTTCTCTTTTGTGTTTCCTCATAGAGGATAAGAAACTCTTTTTGATTAACCGTGCTTTTTTCGATTGCATCTGCAAACTGTTTATGCACTTTTCTATCTTTTAAAATAGCCATGAGAAGCACTGAACTAATAAGCATTAAAGCAACTACAGTTATCCCTAAAACACCGTACTGAAAGTATGCTTCTGCCGTTGAAGTTATCACTTTTGTTGGCATTTTTATCCTTATCTCTTTTTCATTATTAAAATAATCACATTTTGGAGGTTGGTTAATCAATATGAGTTTTTGCTATACTTGCAAAAAAACAAAAGGAAAGTATGCAAATGAAGAAGTTTTTAAAATGGTTTTTTTCAATTTTTATAGGTGGGTTTATAGGACTAATAATAGCAGCAGTTATTCTTGATGATAATAGTGAAAGTGAACAAAATAATAATGTTGAATTAGAAGCAGTTACTATATGTAAAATGCTCATAGAGAAAAAACTATCCCTATATAGAGATATTAATTTTCACTCTATGGATAGAAAAATTTTCAAAAAAGAAAATAACAGATATATAATAAAATATCCAATATCATTTATAGATAACACAAACAACAAAAAAAATGTTCAATCTCATTGTGATATACAATTTAATGGTGGAGATAAAATGGATACAAATAATTGGAGTTTACTCAAACTAGAAATTTTATAATTAATCTTTTAAAAGCCGTCCAACAGCTATACCTATAATGTCTAAATATTCTTGAGACTCTGTTGCTCGTATTATTTCATCTCTATATGCTTTATTGCATGATGAGATGACAATATCTCCGTTACAACAGAATTTTAAGTTCTTAAGCATAATCCCATTAATTGTTTCTATTATATATTTTCCATCTATTAGGTTGTATTGACCTTTTTTAATTGGATGATACAAAACAATATCATTGTTATCTACATAGGGGATCATACTATCACCTACTATTGTTAAAGCTTTTATTTCTTTGTTTTGATAAGCTTTTTTAACTAAACAAGTATCTATATATAAATACTTCTCTATTTCAACTTCATCAATAACTCCACTACTTCCTGCTCCTACATACCCTTTTAAAAGAGGTATTTCTTTAACATGGTCAACAATATTTTTTAAATTAGGAACTTCTCTACTGACTATTTTATCAACTGCATCAGAGCTATCATCAAATAAAAACTGTTCTGGTATATTTAATATTTCAGCAATAGCACTAATAACTTCTATTTTAGGATTAACACCTCTTTCCCATGATTGTATATTACTTTTAGTATATTCACTATCTAACAAATTATTGACTGCAGTTGCCAACTGTTCTTGAGTATATCCACTTTGTTTTCTATATTTTTTTAAATTTTCACTAAACATATCTTCCCTTTATAATGCATAATTTAATTATGTATGAATAATTATACTTGCTATTTGCATAAAGAAATTAAACTTTTATAGATATACATAATATAATTAAGTATTAAGTATAATATGGTTAACATTCCTGACATGGAAAAAGATATAGAAAAGTTTTTAAAAGAAATTAAAAATATACGAACTATAAAACTTGCTGAAGCAGTTGGTGTTTCTAGAAATATGGCAGAGAAATATAAAAATTTTTCGAACTATCCATCTCTTGATAAAGCAATATTAATAGAAGATTCTTTTGGAATACCTGCTCGTGCATGGGTTGACATTAGAAAATACAAAGAGAAACAAGGTGAAAAATGACTCATTATAGCACTTCATATATTGCCGAAATGCTAGGAATTAAAAGAACAAATGTAAACTACTACATAAGAGCAGGACACCTAAAAGCATCTTTAGTAGATGGAAATTATAAAATTCTCAAAAAAGACTTTGAAGCTTTTAGGGATGAATATTTCTTATCAAATGATCGTTTGTCTTCAAGAGGTCCGACTAAAAAACTAACACATCAAAATATTGTAACAATAGGATTGATGGTGCAAGATGTACAGGACAACTCAATATCATTAGAAAAGTTTTCACAAAGATATAGCTCAAGCAAAAAACTATACTTTTTTAAAGACTTTTTAAAATACAAAAGAGATGCTCTCATAAGATTTGATAGAGAACATAAAAACCTAACATACAAAGAACTATCAAATAAATACAATCTTTCTCAAGCAACAATAGAACAAATCATAAAAAAGAGTGAAAATGAATACTAAAGAGATATTAGAAAATATATTTAAAAAACTTGAAACCTGTACTCAAAGTGAGTTAAAAGAATATGCAACTAATCTCTATATGCAAAAACAAGAGTTTGACACTAAAGCATGGAGTTTCATAGAAAGAGCGATAGATGTTCAAGAAGAATATTTTAGAAACCTCGAGAACCCTCTTGCTATTAGAGGGGAAATCAAAGAGAGTGAAATATGAGTTTTACAACTTTAAAAAGGAGGATTTTTTAACTAAATTATCTTTACAATAACGGCAACCATTTAAAGCTATATTACTTTTTAACATACTATTAAGAAACTTAGTAATATAATTTTAAAAAAATTGATAGAGGATATTTTTATGGATGAAATCTATAACATACCAAGTGATACACTTTTTCCTAAACTTCACAACAAGCAGAAAGTAACTCACACGGTACGAGCAGACATACTTCAAGAGTTCAATACACTTGTAGAGAACAACGGAATGAACCGTTCTGGTGTTATAGAAAAGTTTATGGAGATTTTTATCAAAAATATGAACGCTAAAAAATAAGCAAAAAAAAAGGGTAAGTGTCTGGTAAACACTCACCCTTGATTATTTGGTGCAATAACACCGGTTTGGTTGCCGTTATTGTATCTAATAGTCACTTATTTGTAAATAAATTAGTTAAATTAGGACAATAACATGAACAATACTACAAACGAACCCACACTAGAACAAATCAAACAATCACTTGACATAGTACAAGTTGCAGAAATGTACGGAGAATTAAAAAAAGCTGGAGCAAACTTTATCTATAAGAATGATAAGAGTATAACAATTAATCCAGCTAAACAAATATTTAGTGACTTCAACGGAAACATTACAGGTGGATCAGTCTTAGATCTAGTTATGTATATGGAGAAGCTCGACTTAAAAGCTGGAATAGAAAGGCTTAAAGAGTTAAGTTCGCTCGATACATATAAAATTGATCCATCATTACAGATAAAGAGAAAAGAAGAAGCAAAAAAGAAAAAGAAAGTTGATTTTGCTAAACTCGAGTTATGGGGACAAGAAGAACTAAAACTTGTTGGTGCACATAGACCAATAGAGTACCAGGACAAAAACGAAAACACACTACACTTTAGTGTTCCTGTAGAAATGCAAAAACTTTTTGAAACAAAAATGTTTACTCCTGAGTACAAAGAAAAAATAGATTATATATTTTTAAAACTTGTTGGTTGGAATAAACATTTTAATTGTCCTAGCATAATACTTTACGATTACACAGGAAAAATTGTAGATCTCATAGCTTATAGACCAATCAAACCTGAAAAATATAAAAATTGGAGCAATCCAAAATATATTTATAAAAACTCTCATAACAGAGGTGAAAACTTCTTATATCCTTTTAGAAAAGAAGTGCAGCCAATCATAGAAAGAGAAAAGTATCTCATTGTTGGAGAAGGTATAAAAAATGGACTCAACGCACTATTCTATTCAGTCCCTTTTATTACTCTTGAGAGCTCATCAAATAAAATAGATGATGCACTTATTCAATACATAAGAAACTATCACTCTAAAGGTTTTAATATCATTTGTATGTTTGATGGTGATGCAGCTGGTGCAAAAGCATTTGAAAACTTTAAACTACAAGTAGGATTAAATGTTGATAACTTCTTGAAATTTGATAGTGGCTTAGATTTTGTTGATTATCTACAAAGTGAGGATAAGTAAATGGTAGATATTAACAATAAAATCAAAAGTATAAAAGAAGCTGCTAAACAACAACTTACACCAGAAGATGACTTCTACAACCAAGTACAAAACTATATAGTACAAGTAAATGCTATTAGAGAAGAAAACAAGTATCACAACGATGAACAATCAAAAGCTCTACTTCAAAGATTCTATGATGAAAAAAGAGCCATAGAAGAAGAGTACGAAGCTAACAAAGCAGAAATGACACTCAAAGATAAGCTAGACAAATTAGAAGATGCTTATGTAAGATATGCTCGTAAAAATGCAGAACTTGACCGTTTAGGACAAGCAACAATATTTTTTGACTCCATGACAAATATGTATGTTCGTATATCTCGCTATGTTGATATAGACACAGATGGAAAAAAACACGACCGTATTATCACAGATAGATTAAAAGATACAACGGTAAATAAATATATAGATCTTGAGAGTAAAACTTTAGCTGGTATTCATGTAGCTACTAAAAAGAGAACTGCAATACTTAGAGAGTTCAAGGTTTATAGAAAAGAATTTGCACCTCTGAAACCAGCTTTCTATGGAGAGTTCTTTAACACTTATACACCAAATGGTTTTTTAGATGTAAAAGTGAATAATGTTTTAAAAGTAGATAAATTTACAACAATCACACTCCCAAAAAGATACCCAATCATAAATGCACTACTTGAAAACATAGCACCGTATGAAGATGAAAGGGTGTTTTTACTTAATTGGCTCTCTACAATTCTCAACACAGCAAAAAAGACTAAGACAGCTATTATCCTCAAAGGTATTCAAAGAACAGGTAAAGGTGTATTTGCATCTAAAATTATTGAGTATGCAATGCACGAAAGTAACTGTTTTGTAGCTACTAATGCAAATTTAAGTGATAATTTCAACAGTTATTTAGAAGATAAGCTATTTATCACTTTTGATGAAGTAAAAGGCGATTTCCACAAAGATAAAGACATCGCAAATAAAATTAAGCTCATAGTGTCAGAGGAAAATATATCTATCAGAACTATGCACACTAATCCATATATGATTAGATTCAGTGCAAACTGTATCTTTTTATCAAACGAGGATCTACCGATTCCAATGGACCAAAGTGATGAGCGATTATCAGTTATTGAAACAAAATCAAAAACACTAAAAACAGTAGCTCAAGAGATGGGCTATGAAATTGGAGAGTTTATTTCTCTTTTAGAAAAAGAAAGAGATGAGTTCCTTGTGCATCTCAAAATGTGTCAATATTCTAAACAACTAGCAATGAGTACAATTGCAAATAAAACTAAAAAAGCAATTCAAGATGCTACCAGCACAACACAATCTGTTTTAAAGACTGCATTTAGAAGCCAAGACATTGACACAATATCAGAGATGCTTGATGAGGCTATTGCAGATACAAAATCAGAAACTTTAATTAAGCAAGAAATAGAAGCATCTACAAATGGTGAATTTGAAACTATTAAATCTAAAAAAGTAATTCCATTTGCTCACAACAATGCAGAGATGAAAAATATATTCATGGATGAGTTCAAAGCTGGATTAATATCAAATACAAGTTTGAAGTGGTTCTCTAAAGTAACAAACATAGAACACATACTAAAGAGTGATAGAAAGTTTGGTGATTTTTGGAACCTTGTACTATCTAAATCTTTCATAGTAAAATTAAGATGGGAAGAAAGAAGATATATAGATGGAACGAGCAAAACAATACAACAAGAGCACGGAGAGAGATTCAGAGCAATAGATCCTCACGACATACCAAACATATTCCACTACAACAAAAAGAATTTCACTTTTACTTCAACAAAAATAGCAATAGAACTAGAACAAGATGTTTTCTAACTTTTTTTAAAGTTAGAAACACTACACACATTCATAGAAACACTACTGAAACACATCAGAAACACTACTGAAACACTATCAGAAACACTTAAAAACCCCTATTTTACGGACAAAAACACATTTTTATATTTTTTTGTATTTCGTTTTGAAAAATTTTTTTTTTCATTTTATAATTTTATTTTTGATTTTAATAAAATAATCCGTTTATAGCCCTATTTTATGGGCTTTGTTATATTTTATCTTAGTGTTTCTAATGTGTTTCTAATGTGTTTCTAATGTGTTTCTAGTATATTTTTTAGTGTTTCTAGCTTTTTTTAGTGTTTCAGGGAGAAAAATCTATTAGAAAAGGAGGTTTTCGCTCTGCACGGTAAATCTCTACTCTGTTTTGCTTTTTTTGCCATCATGCTTATTGATTGACTCACTCAGAATAGATCATAATATAGCCATAATATCGCTTATAAAAGGAGAAATACATCTATGGCATATAAAGTTACTATGCACAGCTTTACTGTTGTTACAGACACAGAAGAAGAGCTTTTGCTTATATTGTTAAAATTTGCAGGAATGAGTTTAGATTCTTTTGCTGATTACATGAAAGTAAAAAAAGAGGATCTCATAAAAAAAGAAAAAGATGCACCAGCAGCCGTTCCAAGATGGGCTATAAACTATCTCAAGGATCTTTTAAATGCAGAGCTTATACATTTAGGCTATACAGCTAAAGATTTAAAGGCACAGGGCATATTTGGAGGGTATAGTGACCTAGAAGCTGCCATAAATAAGGCCAAGAGTAATGATGCAGTTTCAGGAACTCAACCACTTGTTATAAATGTATCTTCGATTCTTACAGAAGCTGGAACAATTAAAATTAAACTATTAGCTAATGCAGAAGATATACT